AACAATATCGTCAGCACTAAGGCCGTGCGAATTTGATGTTGTCACAACGCCGGGGTCGGCTTGCGTTATACCTGATATGTTGACGGGGCTATCATAAGTAAGCCCGGCATCAACAAAGAAAGCATCCTCCACAGAATTTAATGTGCGCTCGTGTACTCTTTCTATGAACTTTACAGACTGGTTATTCGCAGTGCGCTCCACAACGAAATACACGCCCTGCACATCACCTTCACGAATAGCCGCTGTGCTCTTGAATTTTCCATCTGTTATCAACCTGCTCCAAGCAAAAACATCTGACTGGCGCTCACGCATATAGGTGAACATCAGTCCGCTCCCGTCATCTTGCACAAGATAAACAAGATCGTTAGGCAAGCGCGCAGAAGACCATTCCTTAATCCGGCTGTCCTCGAACAAATGACGAGACAAGATAGTCATATCTTCACTGACGAACGAATCGCTCTGCAAGCTAAATCCCATGTCCCGGACTTCCTGTCGCCCAGAGCGGACGAATATAACGCTGTTACCTATGATGATGGGCGGGACAAAATCAGTACCATAATTTGTCTGACGCTCCGCCCGGAAAGAGTTTGGGGTAAAGGGTCGGTCGCCACCAGTTCCTACCCACTCACCACCGCTGGTGAATATTAGCAACTCGTTAAGTGATACAAGATGCTGAATAGCGTTCACCTCTGTCGCGTTGAGTACAAAGCTGAAAGCGTCATCATCTTGCGGCGGCTTGGTTGATGTGAAGTTTGTGAAAGCCCCAACCTGCGACGCCCATATGCGTTGCGGGTCTGTGTTCGCTCGCCCATAGACAATGCGCTGCTGATGATATGTTGCAGTTGAAGGGTTTGTATTCGATGCAGAAAAGGGGTCGTTGGCATCGGGCGGCGTGTCTGTCAGATCCGGCTCTATTCGGTCGTCGATAAAGCTGGTATCACGAGTCGTCCCGATAAAACCGAAAAGCCCGTTGTCTTCCTTATACACGTTATATTCAAGCGCATCAGAAACGCTGCTCCAGCTAACCTTGTTCTCATTCCCGGCCTGCGTTAGATCGTTCGTTGTGCTCGCCTCCGATGAACGCAGGCTTTCTTCACCATTGCCGGAAGATATTGAAGTTACAAGATATGTGTAGGTAGTGCTGCCACTACCGGATTCGACACTAGCAGTAACACCTGACGGTGCGCTTATATCAGGGTTGAATGACGGCGTTGAAAATGTCCATATATGGTGGTCACTGCGCGTAAGTTCTTGCACATCATAATCAGGATGCACCAGCGTCATAACATCATTGCTCTGTGTAAACCTGATCTGGTTCAAATCAGATGCGCTATAGACGGTTGTGAATACCGGCACGACAAAAGCATCACCGCCGGAACTATAAGCACTGAAGCCTGTACCATCCACGGCATTGCCGTACATGTCGTAAAGGTCGAAAGTCGTTGACGTAACATTCTTAATGATGAAAAACCGATTGTTGATCTCGGTCATCCCTGAAACACTCTGTATAAACACCCAGTCATCATTGCTGTAGCCGTGACTACTGGATGTTGTGACCGTAACAGGGTTGGCTTGCGAGGCGTCGCTGATGGACGCCCCGTTCGGGTCGAGAACAAGGCCGCCGTCCTTAAACACCCGCATATATTGCTCGCCAAACTCAAGAATATATGTTTGTTCAGTGTTAAACTGAAACGGGATTAAACGTACTTCATTGTTGCTGTCATAAGCAAAGTTGACATGGCGCAACCCTTCGCGGTTCACGGCGGGTCCATGCGGCTTGACGTAGAAATTTTGCAAGAAATCAACAGCACTTTGAGCCTTTTCAAGGTCTTTTCGACCTCTGGTCTCAGGGCTAAGCTCTCCGGCAGAAAAGTCAAACTGAACATCAAATGACATTAACGATCCTTAATCCAGTCTGCGTCAGGGTCTTTTCCATGCTGGCTTTCACGGCTAGACATGGCTTTTGCTTCTTCTATGGCCTGCTGGAAAAACTGGAACATGGTCTGATGCACTGTCGCCGCATTATTGCCTGCTATGTTAGGCGCAACTTCAAAAGCCAAACGCCACCCAAGCGCATCGGCAAAAGAATCATCAAACTCAGTGGGGTCCTGAATGTCCTCTATAACAACACCAACCGCTGTATCCGGCGGCTCATTCGTCAATATGATTTGCTCTTTAGAACTCGCATCGTACGCTGTTTCAAAAGGTATTTCATCATCGTTGCGATTTGCCTTTTCAAGCTCGACAAAACGGATAATATCGTTAGGGTATTTATACTTATACGACCAGCGACGACTAGTGACGTCTCCAGATACTTCAACCAGCGTCCTGTAACTTGTAGCAAAGCGCCAAGCATGAGAGCGCAGCGTTGCTCTGCGTGCGCTATCGAAAAACGTACGAAGATAGCCCGCCTCGTCGCTCTCTTCTGTATCTACATTTTGAACAGTAGCTTCTGTCCCAAGGCGGGCTAATGCCAAGTTAGCGATTTCAGTCTTTGTCGCCATAGGGCCTCCCTAGTTAGGCGACCCTAGGTTAAGAATCGCCTTTTTTCTTGCCTGATGTCTTTGGCGCTGTGACAGGCTCGGCGTTATCTCTGCCAGCCTCGGCCAATGTCTTTCCTTCCGGCTCAGAGCCTTGCGCAGACTTATCACCCACGGTTTCGTCACTGGATGCTGACTGAGATTGCTTGCCGACCTCCTCAACAACCTCAACGTCCTTGGGCAAGTCTTTTTTCTTCATGTTTGACATGACAAACACATCCCCCGGCATTTGAAGCCGGGAGTTGTGATAGCGTTTTTTCGTAGCTTTAACCCTAAAATCAGGCATTATTAACCACCAGATTCATTGGTTTGCGGCGTGCCGGTTATGCCAGCAGTAATTGCTCCCTGAGTAGGGTTACTGCCAGTGACAACATAATTTAGTCGGATGAACTGCTCGTTACCACGCGGCCAATAGTTGACGTTGAACCGATAGCCAACCTTGAGATCGGCTAGCGGCGCATCCTCGCTTTTGGCAATCGTGGTGGGGTTACTAAACGCGGCATCAGCATCAGTTTGCAACTCAACCTGAAGGCTCGTAAGGTTGTCAAAGTCGTTCCCGACAACCTGAACCAGAAGGTCCAGCGGGTGGCCTGTGCTAATTTCATCTGAGGCCGTCAGATCAATGACGTTAGTTGATACCGCCGTACCAGTGATTGCCTGAGCGTCCGAAAACAGCAGTGTGCTATCCATAATGGTCATGGTAAACTCCTATTAAGTTACTTGAGCTTCAGTGTTTTTCAGCGCATCGACCCGGCGGATCGGGACGCCCTGAAATGCCGTTACCGGACCTTCGCCACCAAAGTTCTCGAAAGTCAAATTGACGTTCGCCTTGTTAGTAGCAACCTTGTCCATAAACGCCTTCATCGTCTTGTTCATGTAAATCACAGTGTTCCCGCGATTCATGTTTTCAAGCGCGTTAAGAGCGTCAATCATCTTCATAACAATCGGCGGCGAGTTGTCCGTTGCCTCACCAAAGGTCTTGGCGTCACTAACATCAATGTTAGCGATACGGCTGACAAAGCGCCAGTCGCGAACGCTCATGCCCATATCCCAGCGGAAGTGCTCGCGATATGCTTCGTAGCGACCGCCGCTGCCGTCTTCGATGGTAACTTGGCCCTTGTCTTCACGCATCAACCCGGCCTGAGAGCCTTTGGGATAGAAGGCGTGTACTGTATCTTCTCCCCAAGTGACAAACCAGATTGAAGTGTTGTCGCTTCCTGTACCGCCTGCGTCGATGATCTGGCTGCCATTGTCGGCACTCAGAGAATCAAAGCGTGGCGCAAGCCCCATGAACTTTTCAGGATCAGTGTCAGTGTTCCCGTAGAAAAGCGTTTCCGCCATTGTCTGGTTCATGCTTTCAAGGAAAGCGCGAGCCTCACTCAGACGAAACGCAGAAGTGTTCCCGTTAAGGTCCGCCAGAGCCTTATCGACTTCGGCATAAGCCTCAAGCATACCTGCCGAGTCATCAACCTGCTTGGTTGTTGACTTGCTGGGTTGAACACCCTCATAAAGCTTACGCCATGTGGTGTTTGGCAGACCAGTGCGCATCGTGGTGCGGTGGCCCGTTTCCTTGTTACCTTCAAGAGTAACAAGGTCCGTTAGAATTTCATTTGATTCACTGAGAATCTCAATGATCTGTGCAATCTGATCATCAGGGTTTGTCCTTTTGCGGACATCAGCCAGATTCGGATAAGTTGCGCCAAGTGTGGCCATCTTTTAACTCCCTAGTTTTGGTTCGGGTACAGGATTTCTTCCGGTTTCCTTGGCTGGTCAGATGTTCCGCTACCCTGCGATTGATGGAAGTTGCCTTCCGTTAGTTGTTTCCCGACTTGCGAGAATGTCCTGACAATTTCAGGGTGGTTTCCTAAACCAGAGCTATCCAGCAGATTGATAACAGTGTCGTTGGCAAACTGTTGAATAGCCTTTCTGGCATAATACTCTGTTTCAGGAAGATTGTCACCCCCTATATCAGGATCATCCTTTAATTCTTGATACCATTGTTTGGTATTCTTTTCAATAGTATCCTGAATAAACTTGTTTGGGTCGTTCTTTTTCAGGTTTTCCATGCCAAGGTCCCAAAACTTCTTGGCCTGTTCCTCGGTAAGCCCTTCTGACTCAGCCAGCTTTTGGAACTCTGATTTAAGTTCCTGATCGACTTCATATCCCTCCGGCGGCGCAAAATCATATGTGGGCTTGTCATCTTCCGATTGCTCGCCTTCTTCCTCTGAGTCAGACTGCTCGCCCTCTTTTTCCGAGTTATCTTCTTCCGACTTATCGCTTTCGCCTTCTTTGTCTTCAGAGCTTTCGCTGCCCTCGGCAGACTGATCCGGGCCTCCAGACTCTTTGCCCGAATTATCGCCGTACAAGACGTCCTCGGCATTGGACTCCTGTTGTTGTCCGGATTCTTGCGACTCAGCTTGTTGTTGCTGTTCAGGCTGCTCGTTGGATTCAGCGACAGCAAGAACAGTCTTTGATTCAGCGGATTCAGTATTATCAGTCTGTGCTGTTTCTTCAGTCATGGTTCTCCTCGTCCATCTTCTCTTTCAATAGTTGCAGATAGAGTTCAGGGACGCAACCTTGCAATTCGGCTACGACCTGATTTGCTACGTTACGGTGGCCTTCAAGAAAAGCCGTCGTATCAATCTCGCCGGGTGAGTGCGATATTTCCTGAAAGCGTGCAGCGCGCAAAATGAACCGGATAAAATCACGCCCCAGCTTTTCCTGCATGACATACTTGATGCACTCCTTAAAGTGCTCCTCGTCTGCCGTAATCTCGGCATCTTCTTCTGCTTCGCGCTCAAGCTCTTCAGCGTAAAAGTCTTGTGATAGCGGATCGTCTGATATGCCCTGATGGAAACCTGCCATTATACGCCAAACGTCTGTGGTGTTTCTCCGCCGTCAACACGTTTGTAGTAAACATGCCCGGCCTTGAGTATTTCGTCGTTTCCGCCGGCGTTAGTGCTGCCAAACTTAAAATGCGTTTCAGTATCGGTTTCAAGACGTACAACCCTGGCTGTACTCGGTATGGCGCTACCGGAGTTAGCACTCTGGCTTGCCACCGTCACAGTTTGAAAACCTACAGTCCCGGATTCGACGTTGACGGTCTCGCCAGTTTCCGCCCGGCCCACGCTTTTAAATGATGTTACGTTCAATCCCATTGCGCTTCCTCCTATGGTTATTAAATATCAAACATTGCCGCCCGTCAACAAGTCAGCAAACTCGGGCGCGGCCTGTGTCGATTCAGCCAGATTCCGCCCTGCCTCGGTTGCAGTCTTGGCCGTCTCAGCCGATTGCTGCGCCTGTGCCGCCTGCTCTTGCTGCTGACGGCGCTGCCTTATCTGCTGGACCTCCTCATCCGACTTAATCGACTCAACATCAATGCCGAGCGCCTTGGCTATGTTGTTTACCATGTTATCAGCATCCCACTTGTCAAGAACAGTCGGGTCGAGACCTGCCATGTTACCCAACGTAACGGTGAAGCGTTCCGCCTTGTTAATCTCGTTGGCTTGCTGCGCCTGAGACAGGATAGACAGATACTCAACCTGAAGGTCGTCTTCACTCAGGTTATCAACGCCCTCCGGCATTTCCGGCAAATGCCCGTTATTCTTCATAATATCGAAGATCAACATAACAATGCGATCCAGTAACTCATGCTCAAGCCTGTGAAGAACAGGGCCAAGCTGCATTAGCTTTTCCTGATCCTTGATAGAGGCTTCTGTCGCTGTTTGCTCCGCTGTTCGGTCCTGCGTCAACAGCAGGAATAAGTCCTCGAAAAACGCCCGGCTGATGCGGCGCTGGACATCCTGAATATCAACGAGAAGCTCGTTAAGCCTGACATTAACCTGAAACAGCGGCGTTGCACCTTGTTGCTGACCGGCAGTCATATCGAAATACGTCATCTTACCCGGAAGCGTTGACACCTTCCGGTTCTCCATAGACGACGGCCCCTGCATCGGCGGGTCCACCATCTTGTCGATTCCCTGTGCCTTGCGGCGCTGCTCTTGCTGTAGCTGCTTAATATCACCCAATGCTGTCATGGCCGGGCAGTTCGTGCCGTATGTATCGCCAGCCGTCACCTCCCAGCGTGGCACGGCAACAGGAAACTTGGTATGACCACCGACCTCAAGAAACTTATCTTCAGTCTCTTGCCCGCGCTCGAAGTAAACACTGCGATACGGCTTGTCCTTGGGGTTAGAAGCACTCGACTTGCCTTCCGGGTTAGGCTCTATTGCATGTACGACCTTGACCTTACTTGTCAAGTGCCCGTTCTGGTAAAGGCGCTTGGTTGCACGGCTGACATTCTCTTCCGGGAACTTCTCCATGATCTGCTTAACAGTCATCTCGAACTCACGGTAGAAAGTGTCAACCTCCAGCCTGTCATTCTGCTGGATAAAATATTCTCCGAACGTAAACGGGATGGCCCTGAAAACCTGCTTGGGGTCCTCGACAATCGCGACCGGGCCGGTTCCAAAGTTGACAAGCTCGTTATAAACAGATGACAAAGCGTTATAGATGTTCGACTTTCCCATCTGCCTGAATATAATATTCTCGACCTCCATCAGCCAGCTTCGTAACTGACGCTGGAACTCTGCCTCCTGATCCGTCAAGTCACGACCGTCCTGATCGCTACGCTCAAACTTGGGAACACGCAATCGAAACCACTTCCGCGCCGGGTTAGTCATGCCTGTCATCATGCCGGAAGTCGCTGTGCGCGATGCCATAGTGCCTGTGTTGTCAATAATCTTGTTCCACTTGGCGCGCTCGTTCCTCTGGTCCGGCAGAAAACGCCCCTTGTAAGGCTTAACATAGTTCTTGATGTCACGAGCTATCGTCTCGAACTCCGAGCGTTCGGTGCGCATCTCTTCCAAACGCTGCTCAAAAAACTTCTTGCTATCAAGCTTCTCGGATAAATCGGCCATCTATTGTCCTAACACTGTCTTGCTTCCGATCTTACTACCGTCGTCACTCGTTCCGAGAGGCCCGGTCGCGATAGTAGAGCCTGTCCCGGCAGCGGCGCGACGCTTTTGCTTCTCGCGCTCACCGGCATCCTGAACCTGCTTACTTGGCTTCTTTGCCCGCTGTGGTGGCTCCGGTGGTGGCGGCGGCTCCGGTATATCCGGCGGGTCCGGTGAAAAAATACTACCCATACTATCCTCCTAGCACTGTCCGTTGCGAGCCGCTCCTTGTGCCAGAGCCAAGCCCTTTCTTACTTCCTACTTCATCGGGCGATGGTGTATCGCGTCCAGTACGCAACCCCGATGATAACTGAAGACCGGATGCCTGTCTACTGTTCGGTCGCTTGGCGCGTTGTGTGCGACGCTCAACACCTGCGAGGTTATCGCCGCCTGCGAACCTGCCGGGGAAATCCGGCCCAACACCGGGCTTCCCTGTAAACTCGACCTGACTTGGCGCAAGCGCCCGGAAAAACCTGTCGGTAAAGTCTTCCACTTCCAAGTCTTGTCGTTCAGGAGGTCTGCC